TTTGGAATTTGTAGGCCGGTGTATTAGACCGTACCGGAATTACAAGAGTAGCCACTTTCTCAGCTCCCGAAGCTATTGACGAGACCCTTTAAAACGCTCACATTGCCCGACTGCGCACTTGTAGCCGAGCCTGCGGCTTGTTTCCCGAGATTACCCTTACTCGCTGCGCCGGTAGCAGTCTTAGATATGAGATTTTCCGGCAATGTCGCCGTAGCGCTTTCTACTATCTGCACTTGCTCAAACGACGCCGTAAATTTTAGAGACTTACCGTTTTCTATTGTCTGCGGGGCGCTAATGTCCGTAATCAAAAGGCTGGTATACGTTTTAAATCTCGTCACTACTCGCACAAGGTTACGGTCTTGCTGTATTCCCAGCAAATAATCAAACGCTTTGCGCGGGTAGTCGTCGTCTCCGGGAGCCCTATTTGATATCTGCCCCTCAAGTCCTGAGCCACTAGGAATATCGGGCGATAGTGCGAAATTGGCGGCCTTCTTTGCGCCAAGTGCTGCCGCAGCCGTCGCAGCCGTCGCAAGTAGCCCGCCCCCGACCGCCGTACCAATTAAACCCCCTGCCGCCCCCGCCACAATCCCAAGCGCAGACTCTAGCGCTGAAGTAGCTAACGGAGACTCTGAGATAATCGCCTCTATGGTTAAAGTAAGATTGTCGAGCGTGGCGTGGTCGGTAATATTTGCGCCGGACTCCACAGGGTTTTTTGTAAGGCTCACTTTACGAGACGGCGTGATACTGATAGCCGCGTCGAGCGTAAGGCCTGGCGCTCCCGACTCGTCTCTACTTATTACGACCCGCTGCGGGTTATTTCCTGTGAGAAAGCCTAGAATACTCACCTTAGCTACTCCACTATCGAGCTTTGAGCTTGGTTTGCAAGGTCTCTAAGCGTTTTTTGCTGCGCTTCGTGTACGCCCATTTCAATAGCTTGTCGCATTTCCACTGGGCCGAGCGTGGCACCGTTTACCGTTACGTTAGTGTTAAACACGGGGCTAGATTGCCCCATTGCATTTTTAAGCTGCGTAAATCCTTCGGCTACCCCTGAGTTTGCTATCATTTCCTGCACGGTTACTTTGCCGTCTTGCAGTGCTTCCACGAGTGCGGGGTTACTCATAAGGATACGGAGCGCCTCGGGGTTTTTCTTGATAATGTCCATATTCATTTTTGGACTAGCTAGCCGTGCGTTTCTCTCGCGTGCTTTCTCCATTACCTCGGGAGGAAAAACTTTAGCCGTGTCATCTTCTCCGAAGCGCTGCATAAAATCCTGCGCCTGCGTAACGTCTGCGTTTTGTTTTAAGAGGTCGGAAGTATCCCGCGTCTCTGACTTAGACTTGATACCTAGAAGACTCATTAGCCTTGGGGCACGCTCAGCCATGCCCGCTAAAATTCCGTCAAAAATCATTTCGCCTATGGTAAAGCCAAGCTTTGCGAGAAGACCGGAGCCCACTATAGCCACGTCGAGAGCCATAAGAAGCGCGTCTACTAACCTTTGACGCTGCGGCGCAAACTCTGCGCCAGATATGAAGTCCGAAATTTTCTGGATTACAGCGCCGACTTTTTCTAGGACTTGATTACTAAAATTGTCGATAGCGCTGAGAAATTTCGGCGCGGCAGTGTCGAAACTATCTATCAGTGAGCCTATGAGCGAGTCGCCGCCTTGGAAGTAAACTACCAAGTCCTCTATGAGCAAAAATAGAGCTGCAATCGCTGCGCCAATAGCGAGCGGAATAGCGAGCGCGATAAGCTTTAGAGATAGTAGCGCCATGGCTGCCGAGCGCGAGACAAGTACAAATTGCACCATATTCTTAGCGGCAGACAGCGCCACAATGCCTATATTCCCGATAAAGTCTAGCACGCGCAGCCCGAGCATTACTGCGAGCGCAATAGAGACGAGTTTTACAGCGTTTTCAAAGCCGCCCAGTGCGGTTACCACGGCTTTTAGGATACGCGCCGCTGCTACGCTAACTTTTACGAGGACTTTCATACCGTCCGCGAGAGCCCTTACGGCTACCGTTACGTTTTCTTGTATCAGCGCTTTGTCGACAGTTACCCACTGCATAGCTACGCGCAGGTACTCTTTTGCCTCGGGCACGAGAGAGCCGCCGACAGTAGCCGCAAGAATTGTTACGGCGTCTTTTACGTTGGAAAGAAGACCTAGCAGCGGTTGACTTTGGCGCTCCATAAGACCAGAAAAACGGCCCGAGCCGTTTGCCAAATCTTGCAGCGCTTTGTCTACTGTGTCGAAGCTTACCGCGCCCTTTTCTACCAGGCTGGTAACCGCAGAGGTCGCTACGCCCATTTGCTTACCGACGGCCTCTAGGATAGGTACCCCTGCCTCGGTAAATTGTCGCACTTCCTGCCCGCGAAGTTTCCCAGCGGTACGCACTTGCCCGAAGGCTAGTACGAGATTAGGCAGCTTATCCTTGCCGACGCCTGCCGCCACGTTGCCGAGCGCGGTAAGCGTCTTAATCATGTTTTCCGACTCGATACCGTAGGCTAGAAGCTGCTTGGTCGAGTCGAAGACGCCCTTAAGCTCAAAAGGCGTTTTTTGCGTAAAGTCGATAAGGTCTGCGGTAAGACGCTTCGCTTTTTCCTGGCTTTGCGTCAAGACTTCTAGCGCTACTTCTATCTGCTCGAAGTCTCCGGCCTCTTTTAAAAGGTAGCCGAGGCCTGCGCCGATTGCACCGAAGCCGATTGCGAGACGACTAGAAAATGCGGAAAGATTAGAGAGCGAGGCTTTTAAATTCGCTACGCGGGCGTCTACCCGCCTAAGCGGGCGGTCGTCTATCGAAAATCCCCACTCGGTTATTAAAGATCGGATAGTCGCCACTGCTCGCCCTCTTACTTTTTACCACTTTGAAGCCTTCGCATTTTTATTTCGCGCTCTTGCTTGTCATGGTGCCACTTCTCTTGCTCGTCGATTAAGTCTAGCGCCTCGTTAGCATCGCACAAGTCTACGAGAGAGTAGTGCGTATCGTATTCCTGTAGTGTGCAGATACCGCGAAGTATCGGCCTCCACTTAAACAGGTTTACATTAACGGGGCCGGGGTCGTAGTGCTCTCCGCCGCTTTTCTTTTTAGAAGGTCTGCGGGGAGTCCGTCGAAAAAATCCGCGTACTGCGCCCTCAAAACTCCCGCTAAAACCTTGATTAAATGCCCCGGGCGTCCCATAAAATGCGTCTCGTAGGTTACCTTCGCCCCGTCGCATAGGAGGCCTTCGGTAAACGAGCGCACTTTTAGCACCACTTCTTTTTCGTTTAGATTCATAACGAGGCTTTTTACTGCCGGAGTCAAAAACGCAAGGTCTGCGTCTGAGTCCATAAGCCCCTGGAGAGAGCCCGCAGTAGTGACTAAGGCTACAAGCGGCTCTCCAGCGAGCCGCATTAGCCAAGTCATATTCTCGATAGCCTTGTCAGGATGCCACATATTTACTTGATATGTAGCCCCGCCCGCCTGAAATTCGCTTGTAACTCTCATTTTATGCTGACCCTCTCCCCTAATTAGCTAGCTTCAATGCCTCCGCCCGCAAAGATAAGCTCGCCTGTTTCAAATACCCATTGCCTATCTCCCGACTCTTTGCCGTAGCTCTTATCCGAGGGCTTTTGGCACCACGCTTGCTCGGCAGTAGCCAGCTCGCTACCGTTAGAGTCTTTGATAAGAATAGGCACAATGCCCGCGTTGCCTGTCTCGTCTGCAAGAGCAAAGCCCTGCAAAACTGCGTTAGATAGAGACGCTTGCATAAGCGTTACGGTAATAACACCGCTGCGGTCGTTTGATTTTGCCCGCGTTTGCTCGCCGTCTGCGCCGCCTACTCGTGCAAAATTATCGCTGTTACGCGCTGCGGTAACAAACTCACCGTCGGCGTACCCTTGCACGATATGCCCGCCGATAATTACGGAAACCTTGGCCGGGTCGTATGTCTTTAACATTGTTCAAAGCCTCCTAATCAAAGCGTGAGAGTACCGTAAATTTCTGTCTTATGGATTGCACCTGCGAGCACTGCATTAAACTTGACGTTGGGCAAAAGTCTATTGCCCTTGTCTGCTTTAGGCACGTCTGCCGCAGCTGGTACCGTTACCGTGTAACCTTCGGCAATAATCGACTGGCCTACAGCTTGCTGCAAAACTCCGCGCACTTCGTTTTCGATAGATGCAATTCCCTGATCTGTGAAAGGCACTTTATCTACGTTTGCGAGAAGCGCGAAAATGTTTTCTTTCAGACGTGCTGTAATGAAGTCGATACCGTGCATAACGTCGATAAATTCGCCGCTAGCTACCTTGCCCTCTTCTGTCACATTGAGCCCCGCGACAGTGGTATAGGTATTTCCATTCTTACCTTGTACGGCGCTCTTCTCGCCCGAGTTAATCGTATCGACGACAGCGCCCTTAATCGCCTTGTACGCCCAGGTAATCGAGCCGGGGTCTTTCGGCAGCTGGCCTCCCATGTAGCCAAGCTCGGGATGATTTGCCGCGTCGGCAGAGTAGAGCGTAATCGAGCGGTCGTAGGTCTTCGCTTTCAGAAGACTTGCGATATCGGTAGCGTCTGCCGGGTTTAGCATGTTGGCGTCTGCCGACGACATAAAGAAGAGCTTTACCTGCGGCTCCATAGCGTCGGCTACGGGCTCCTGATCGGCCTTAGCCTTCGACTGGATAGCGAGCGCGTACCAGCTGTCGTCTACGTTTTGAGCGCGTGAAATAGACGCCGCATACGTGGCCGCAGCGTCGGGGGCCTGCACGAGTGCTACTGAGCCCGTGGGCTGCGAAGCGCCGCCCGTTACTGCAATGCCCGTGAGCGCTACGAGGGTATTTACCGCTGCGCCCGTAATCAGAATGGAATTGTCTGCCGGGTTAGCTACTGCGGTAGCTACGCCCGCCTCTGCCGCAATGTCTGCGGCCAGGTCTGAAAGCGTGGTATCGCTATTCGTATTGAACGGGGTTACCACGGGGTTACCGTCCACGCTCAGAGCGATAGAGTTAGCCGTTACAAACTCTCCGCTAAAGGTTAGGCGCTGCACGTGTGGCAATGCCTGGCCCTTTTTGATAATGTAGAATTTTACGGGCGCGTTAGTCTGCCCGAAATACCGCTGCGCCGCAGTCAAAGCGCTTTGGTCTAGGTAGCCTAAATCAAAGTCGTCTTGCACTTCGGCTACGTCTGCATACGACTTAATAAACGGCGAAAATACCGCCGTAGCTGATACAAATGCGCCGACGCCGAAGCCTGCGCGGGTAGGTA